TTTTTAATAACACTAGCAGTACCAGACACTGCAGCAGAAGCACCATCACCTACAATATTAATTTGACCAGAAATAGTATTTTCATTATCCGTATATCCAGTACCTCCATCGATCACTTCAATACGATCAATACCACCAGCTAAAGCTACACTATTCTTTTGAGCTTGCTGTTGGTCATATAATGGATTAGTAGTTTCAAAATCTCCGAAAGTAAAGACTGTATCTCCATCAGTACCATAAGCATTCGTAGAAGCACTAATTGTTACAAACTTACCTGATATTGCAGTTACAACTGGAACGTTCCCAAAGCTGCCACTTGCTAATTCAGCTACAGTTACTTTCTGACCTACTGTAATCTTTGGATTCTCATTGGCCAATTCGATAGTACGTGCTGCGTTATTAGCAAAGGTTGCAGTAACTCCAGCCTTCGCTGTTGTACTGATCGTAAGTGTTTTAACTGGCATATATGAGCGAGTCAAGAACTTTTCTGAATCAGCAGCAATGATAGTATACATGTACTTCCACTTATAACCATCAGCAGTTTCAAATGGTGCAGCCTGTACTTTTACAGGAACATCAGATGCTTGACTTGTAGCAGATACACGATCTATACACTTATATACTTTAAAATCCTTTGTTAAAACATAGAAAGGGTTTTCATTATTTTCGTATATATTAGGATCATCGGAATCCCATGGAGCATAGACTACGCCTGCTGTCCAATCATATCTTGGTACGACATGAGAAACTTCACCATCTTTTAATAGTTTCATACCAATCATATTAGCACGAGCTTCATTAGCGTCGTCAATAGTATCTACTGGAAGAGGAGCTTGTCCGTCAGTAAAGTCTTGTAGATCAGCTGATGCGTCTTGCCAAGCTGTACTTTTACCTACACCTATATAAATGTTGCTTTGCTCAGATCTTACATCTTCTATAAAACCTTTTGCATTTAAAGCTCTAAAATTGTTTGAAACGATTGCGGCCATAATTTTATCCTAAGAATTCCGGTCCTTTTCAGGTTGAATTATTGTGTTTGTATTAAATTTATTTATAGTACTTTGACTGACATTTTCTATAGAAAGTGAAGCAAATTGACTAATATTATATTCTCCAGTAAATTTCTTCGGTCCTAATATAGCTTTCGTATTATAATCTTTTCGACCAAAGTAATTATTGGTTCTATTTATTGAAGCTACTGTAACTCGTCCACTATCAATATCTATAGTTTGAATATCGTTACCATTTGTCACAATCCTTACAGGTATAACATTAGGCACACGTTTTTCATGAATAGAATTACTTTGTATATGCACGATTGGATCATTAATATATCCGAGTCCAGCATTAGTAATTTGGAAACCAGTAAGCTTACCAGTACTATCATACGGTACAACAGTAGCTGTAGTTGCGCCTGATAATCCAGACCCGTCATTGACTGCAACGAATGTATCACCAGCTTTCCAAGTTGTTTGATTATCTCTTGCTAAGGTATTAAAGTTTGCATCTGTTGCAGTACCTTTAAATGCTATTATATATCTTTCATTTAGAGCAAGTAATGCAGTATCATTTAATGCAATTTCTGTATTAATTGTTAATTTTGCTGTCGCATTAACGTTAGTACCTAAAGGTAAACCTAAAGAATCGATTGCGTCAGGAGTTGCAATTTTTACAATAGGAGGTATTCTATATTTTTTATTTGATTTTAAATTAAACGTTAAACCTATTTCTGCTATTTGAAGTTTTGCAGTTGTAGATAAACTAGATCCAGTAGTAGCAGCCTGGAATATATCACCCACTTGCCATTTTGCTCTGTCATAATCGTCTGACGATATTGTATTAAAGTTTGCGAAAGTAGCATTACCTAGATCTAATATTTTATAAAAAATACCAGCCGTTAATGGATTACTTGCTAATGTAATTTCTGTTAGATCAGTAACTTTACCGATTGCAGTTTCTGCACCACTATTAGCAACAGCACTTAAAGCTTGTACAGTAAGAGATGAATTAGCAGTATAGTCTATGCCACTATGTACTTCATTAACTGTTAATAATAAATCAGCTCCACCCCCTAAATCACTTCCAGGGATAGTAATTACTTCACCGACTTTATATCCTGTACCGGCTGTTGTTGGAGTTACGCTTGTAATTGTTTTATCCGCTGCAACAACTATAGTAACTACACCATTAACACCTGAGCCTGAAGAGCGTGATCCACCAGTTGATTTACCAGTTTTACTTCCTGCTGTTCGGCTACTGTTTGTTGCACCATTAAATATAAACGAAGTTGGTGTGGCTGGAGTAGAAGCAGTAAGTGGATGTCCACCTTTTACTATTACATCTACAACTTCACCGAATCTATTTACTGTAGTTTCAAATACTGCACCAGAACCATCAGATGCTGTAACTGTTGGGGCAGTATTATAACCAGCTCCCGACTCAACAATCGATACACCATCTGCTGGAATAGCTCCACCAGTTTCAAGTTTTACAATAGATAGTCTAGCAGATCTATTTGATCGAGCATCTGAAACTGGAGAGAAGAAAGATGCTAAGGCTATTATTAATAAGCCAAGATCTTCATCACCAATAAATCCAGGTTGTACACCAGGCATAGAAGAAAACGTTTTTCTGAAACTAGCAGCATTACTATATGCAATTAAATCTCTTTCTTCAGTAATTTCATTACCGAAAATATCAGTGGTCTTTTCAGTAATAGTAGTTCGAGGTCCGTCTTTATCAGCACCATCACCTAGAACATCACGTACAGCTTTAATAACAATAAGTATTTCGCCGAAGTATTTAAATCCTGCAGGATGCACTAGTTTATTATATGTATCTTTCCATTGAGATATATTACGGCCAGCTTTAATAACGTATGAGAACTTCTGATAAAACTCTGAATCTTGTATTTTCTGATTATCAGATAAAAAGCCTTCGTTGTTTAGATATTTACCTGCTTGTGATGGTCTAATAAAATTAACAATATGTCCACCTGAACTAGATCCTGGAGTACCAACAAGCATATTATAAACACTATTTCTAGAAATTTCTAAGGCTGAACCAAATTTATTATTAGCAGCTACTACCTCACTATATACAGCTTTTTCTAGCCATTGATCACTATTTTCAAAGTGATATACTACTCCTGAATTTGCTGTTGCAACATCTCCTACACCATTTGAAAGAGGTGCACCCACTAGTACATTATTATTATATATTTTTACTGATAAACCAAAGCCATCATCTGACTGACCTACTCCAGCATTTAATTTTTGTATTTGATTCCATTCAGCAACTCCATTATGAGTTTCTCTTTCAAATAGATATACTGTTCGTGATCCTGTTGCACTAATAGCACATATTGGCTTTAGAGGATTACTCGTATTATCAATATCAATGACAGCGCCAAATAAATCATTAACACTTAAATCAGTCGGTTTTAATATTGCTTCAGGAGTTGTTTCAAACAAACCCGTAGAAGGATTTTTGTGGAATACCGATACGCTACCGCGGTCATTATCTGAGTGAGACCAAGAAACAAGTAAATGATTACCTCTTAAAACGATATGCGTGGCCCAGTCATTTAATCCAGCTTCATTTAATTCTAATGGAGTAGGAATAACTTGAGACAATAACCAAGAAGAACCAGTACCTTTATAAAGTTGTACAGCACCATTTGATCGATCTGTATTTACATAACCAGGACAAGCTATAGCTAAGGTATCTCCATCTAAAGATATATCATGACCAAAATTCAGTCCACCAGCACTTTCTACTAATTTTTTCTGTAAGCGCCAAGTGAATGTAGAAGGAGCTTGAGTCAAGAACCTTTGCCAAATTTCTACACTACCACTATTTGCTGCAGTACCACCAGTAAATTCGGTATCATCAGGATTAGAAATTGCAAGTACTTCGCCTGATAATGATACCTCAGAACCAAAATTATCTCCTGCTGCTCCGGTTGGGCTCACAAGTTTTACCTGTGAACTATATGTTGCTCCATCATTATTAGTATCATAAATATATACTGCACCAGCATCAACTTGCCCAGTAAATCTTATAGTATCACCACTACCAATATTTTCAGCTATATTTTTATCTAGAATAATACTTACGCCATCGACAATAGATGCGATTTTACTATCAGCAGTAATATTACTTGCATCAGTAACACTTGTAACTATCATACCAACTTGCAAGCCAGTTGTATTAGCTAATGGAATAGTTTTGTTATTTGAACCAGCATTAGCTGCAGCATCGGTCAAGATATCAACAGTTGTGGCTTCATCACTAGGAGAGCCAACTGCTAATAGATTTGTATTAGTGTCTAACGATATTGATGTGCCATATAAATCTCCTGCGGCAGCATCACTTGCGCTAACGAGAGCAGTCTGCTTATCGTAAGTTGATGCGAGTAAAGTTTGATTATCCCAATTACCAGAAGATGTTTTAAGAGTAGAGTTCCATGGATATTCTACATCAATCTCTTCATCCTGAAAAAATAATTTAAAGAATAAATCAATAGAATCTCTTGAACCACGAATCTTATAAAAATCAATTAGTCGTTGGTATAAAGCTCTTTTGTTTACTTTTACATTCTGATCAATTGCAGGAGCGATTTCCTTCTGCATCATGTTCAGCATATCTTCATCATTCTCATTAATGTTTAAAGCATCTTCTAGAGTATTTAATTTAAATGATGGATTAGAAATTACAAGGTTTTGTACAGATGTTTTAACTGTAATTTTTTTATTATTTAATCGTGATGGTAACCCAGTAATCGATAATGTTCTTCCTGAAAAATTTTCGAGAGACATTTTACTTGGTAGATTATCAACATTAAAAATATTAATATTATCGATAGCTACATCAGATGTAGTTGTGCTATCACCAACTGTTAATGTATTACCTTCTGAATCTATGATAACTGATGATCTTGCAGCTTCACGACTAAAGAACCTATTATTTTTTAAATCAGGATCTGGTATACGAATTGTCGCGACATTATTAATAACAACATCTTCAAAAGTTTCTATTTCTTTATATAGAAACTCTTCAGTGTTCATAAACTTATAATAAGCATCTAGGAATGTTTTAATTCCGCCTGATTCATTATCATCAGTAGTATGTCCTAATAGTTCAGCAGGAACAAGCTGATCAACTCTTAAATCTTCTTTTGATCTAGATAAAGTACTACCAACAATATCAAACTGATCTAATCCAGCATTCGAATCGCTTAATGTTAAAAACGTATCTTGAGCAATAGTTTGAGCAATGTCAAGTACAATCTCAGTCTCACCACTACCGTTATCTAAAACAAAATCGATAATTTTAGGTATACCAACTATGCCTAGACCCGAAACTACTTGCCCTTTCTTTGGTGATACCTCGTTATGATCGCCTTTATTTTTAACTAATACTTTAGTAAAAGTGACCGTAGTGCTAGCACTAACCTGAGTTTTTACATCACCGCTTAAGGTTGTATCAAAGTCTACTTGTGTAGTACGTCCTTCAATATAACCGCGGGAAAACGAGTCTAGATTTTTTAAACTTTTAACAGCCATTTATATTATCTCAGTCTACTAGTAGTTGAATAGTCGATTGTACCTGATGGACCAGAATATGCGATCTGATCTATACCACCTGATGCAAGGATTCGCGAAGCATCTATATTAATAATTTGATTTCTTTTTGGAGCAATGTCTAATGAGTTTGGAATAATTGTAACTCTAATTTCAGTAACTTCATCTACAGTAAAATTATTTAAAGTAATCACACCGTTTAAAACGTCGATTAAACCGGCATCGGGTATTACAACCTGATTTACTCCGTTTATTACTTTATACACCATAACTTTTCTATTATTACTATCAGCAATTTCTAAGTCACCAAGGAAATGATCTATACCACCAACCTTAAATGCTGTACTTGAAATACTGTGTGCATTTCCTTTCTGTGTAAAGAACGATCCAGCGTAAGTAAGTTCAAATGTATTATTTGCTTTTACATTACTCGCTATAATATTCTTATAAAGAAAGGGTCTTATCGTCGAACTTGTAATTGCAGGATCTGAATTATCAACGAGACTTAATAATTCAGAATGACGGAATACACCATCAAATTTATTTAATTGGTTGAAGTTATAATCTAATATAGTATCAGTAACTAATGACTCGATAGCCTGTTGAGTTCTACTCGTAAGAGCTGGATTATATTTAAATATTACATCCAATTCAATATTTGTAAACTCAGGATCTAAAATTTCAGGTTGAATCGATACAGTATTCTTACTTTGCAAAATACTTTTTATTTCTTCCTTTTCACTAGCAGTAAGTGTATTACCAATTAATGGTTTAATACTTAAATATGCTTTTCCATAATCAGGAATAATATTATCTTCACCACCCCATGTAGAAATTGATTCAATATTAGCAAAGTTTCTTTGAATTATTGCAGCATAGTCTTGAGAAGTAACAGCACGATCCTGAGCCTGGAAAGTAATAGGTGCATTAAAGCGTATTGACTCTGTAGTTTCTGCTGAAGTACCACCAGAAGCTGTATGAATAGTAGTAACTGCGGTATTAATATTACCAGTCAGTGTTGGAAAATCCGTAGTAAGAGTAAATGAGTTGGCGCCGTTTGCAGCTTCACCATCTGTAGCAAGATAATCTAAAGTGACAATGTTATCGTTTACCGGCTTTTTACCAATAATACCATCACCAAAATATATTTGGAAAAACCCACTTGAATTTTCTTGTAAGTGATATACTTGGCTCAATGAACTAATTTCTTGTAGAGTAGTAAACCTAATATATGAATCAAATGCATTTGAATCTTGATTTTCTTGTATTCTAACTCTTAATGAAGAAGTATCAGCATTTACATCTGATAGTTGAAATTTTTGGTTTTCAATATCATTATCAACACGATACGATAAATATCTAAACTTCCCTTGGCCAATATCGATTGCATCAAAGGTAAATGTTTTTGTCGAACCGTCTTCTACAAGGATAGCAGTTTGTGATTGTAATGAAGAAAATGTGTATGAAATTCCATCAACAACTGAATTAAATTTAGTACCTCTTTCTACAACAAGCGCAGAAGGAATCGTACCCTGATAACTACTTACATCAACTACTAATTTTACAGTTGCTCTAGAAGCTAGAATCGAACGTGGAGTATAACCAAGTAATCCTGCACGTGATACGACGTTACCACGAATTTGAGCAGAATCAAGAAATGCTTCGTTCAAAGCAAAGTGCGCTAGCATTGCATTATAATGCGTATTGTACGACAAAATATCCATTAAGACACTTAGACCAGAACCATCGAAATCGTAATCTTTAAATTGAGATTGTGACTTCATAAAGTTTTTTAGATTTTGTTTTATTTGATCAAAATCTAGTTCTGTAACATTTAAATTAGATGCCATGATTGTTTACCTTAGTCGTCTTAAATTAATTTCTACGTCAGCAACTTGATCAGTTGCCTTTATGCTAAATACTACAGTAATTCTGTATTCTGCGTCGTTTTGATAAGAATTAACAATTACATTGATATTATCAATCCTAGGTTCATGATTTTCTAAAACCGCTTTTACACCATTTTCTAAAGCTAGTTTTGTAATAGTATCCGCTGGTTCAAATAATAAACTTCTTAGATTTGAACCTAAAGCTGAGTTAAAAGGCCTTTCATAAAAATTGGTAAGCAATAAATTTCTTACTGCGTTTTTTACTGCAAGGTCACCATTAAGAGGAATAATATCTTTCTTTTGTGGATGCGGAATCATTTGCAAGTTTAAATCACTATAACGACTTACTTCGATCGAAGATCCCGTAGAACCA